CCACAACCAGATGCTAAAGCGCAAGCTTGGCAAACAAAAAATACTTGGTTTGGTAAAGATGAAGAAATGACTTCATTGGCTTTAGGATTGCATGAAAAGCTAGTTAGAAATGGGATAGACCCCACATCTGACGTGTATTACCATCGTATTGACGAAACGATGCAAAAACGATTCCCTGAAAATTTTGGGGAAACTTCGTTGGAGGAGGTGAAACCTAGCCAACGCAAACCTTCTAATGTAGTAGCACCGGCAACGCGAAGTACCGCGCCAAAAAAAGTACGATTGTCGAAAACACAAGTGGCTTTCGCTAAAAAGCTTAAGTTAACACCGGAGCAATACGCAAAAGAAATGATTAAATTGGAGAACGCAAATGGATAAGGCAAAAAGTAATAAAACAGTAAAAAGAACTGACCGAGAATTAGAAAATAGAGAAAGTAAGGTTAAAGAATGGGCACCAGCAAATACGTTGCCTGAGTTTAATCAGAAAGCTGGATGGTCTTATAGATGGGTTAGAAGCTCTTTATTAAATGAGCCTGATAACATGAACGTTACTGCAAAAATGCGTGAAGGCTGGGAACCGGTAAAACACTCGGAACACCCAGAGATTCAATTAGCGGCAGACCCTAATTCACAATACAAAGATGGTGTTGAAATTGGTGGTGTGCTTTTATGTAAAATTCCTACTGAACTTATGGAACAACGTCAAGCTTATGTTGACAAAGCAACAAAAGCTCAGACTCAAGCAGTCGATGCGCAGTACATGAATCAAAATGACCCGCGTATGCCAAAATTTGCTGAAGGTCAAGAAACAGGCGGCACCAAGTTTGGAAAAGGAAATAAATAAGGAGAAACAATTATGGCAACTACAGCTACGCCCTATGGGCTTAAAGCAGTAAACCATTTAGGCGGTACCCCGTATGCGGGTTCTACACGTCTATTACCGATTGCTTCTGCGTACGGAACTAATATATATTATGGCTCGATTGTCTCAATCGTAGCTGCGGGAACTATTGAAATTGTTACAGTTACAGGTAATGGAGGTGGCGGAGCAGCCGCATCATTCCCAGCTGGAACAATTGGTGTTTTTGTAGGTTGTACTTACACAGACCCAAATCTAGGCACAGTTGTGTTTAGACAAAACTTTCCAACAGGTACAGTGGCAACAGATATTCAAGCATATATTGTTGACGACCCAGATGTAATCTTTATGGCACAAGCGGACGGCGCAGTGACACAAGCTGACTTAGGTCAGAATACTAACTTCGCAGCGGTGCAATCTACAACTACAGGCGATACTACTACAGGTAATTCTAATAGTGCTGTATCTTCTACAACAGCGACAACAGCAACTATTGCTTTCCGTATTGTTGACTTTGTAGATAGTCCAACTTCAACCGTGGGTGATGCATTTACAGACTTATTAATTAAGTTTAATGCAGGTATTCACTCATATGACAACGCAACTGGAATCTAATTAAGGAGAATAAAACATGGCAATTTCAAGAGCCCAGCTCCTTAAGGAGCTATTACCAGGACTTAACGCATTATTCGGTTTAGAATATCAGCGTTACGGAGAAGAACATAAAGAGATTTACGAAACTGAATCTTCAGACCGTTCTTTTGAAGAAGAAACAAAACTAGCTGGCTTTGCAGCCGCACCTCTTAAGTCTGAGGGAGCAGCTATTGCGTATGACAACGCACAAGAAGCTTTTACAGCTAGATACAACCACGTAACAATTGCTTTAGGATTCAGTTTAACTGAAGAAGCAGTTGAAGATAATCTATATGATAGTCTTTCAGCTCGTTATACTAAAGCTCTTGCTCGTTCAATGGCAAATACTAAGCAAGTTCGTGCAGCTAATGTTTTAAACAATGGCTTTAACGGTGCTTTCTTAGGTGGCGATAATGTATCATTATTTGGTACTAACGCTGCAGCCGCGGTTGTTAATCACCCATTAGTAAGTGGTGGTACAAACTCAAACAGACCAGCAGTTGGTGTGGATTTATCTGAGGCAGCATTAGAAGCCGCAGTTATTCAAATCGCAGCTTGGACTGATGAACGTGGTCTATTAATCGCGGCTAAACCTCGCAGATTAGTAATTCCACCAGCACTACAATTCGTTGCTACTCGTTTATTAGATACTCAACTTCGTGTTGGTACAGCTGATAACGACCTTAACGCATTGAGAAACAACGGTGCAATTCCAGACGGTTATTCAGTAAATCACTATTTAACTGACACGAATGCATTTTTCTTAACTACCGATGTACC